CCGTGCGAGCGCCGGTCTTGCTGCCGTCGTGCGGTATCCTGAGTGTCTGATTGATCTCATCCAGCCAGCTCCACTGAGCCAGCCGCCACTCGGAGAGCCGCAGGCCGGTCAATATCAGGAGCCGGAAAAGCGAGCGGGTTGACTCCATGACCGTCGTGCACGTCTCCAGCGCATCAAGCAGCCGTGCAATCTCATCGGTTTCTAAAATACGCTCTCGGTGCTGTTCTGGGTAGTGATCGACATACCGGCAAGGGTTAGAGTGCTGAGGCCTCCAGCGCCATCTCTCAGCCAGACTCAGCGCCTTGGATAGGCAGGCCAAGACGCGGTTGGCTTGGGTCGGAGTTTCAGCCATGCCGCGCCGGATCTTGAGCACGTCCGTTTCCGTGATGTCGGCAACCACGATGTCACCGAGGCGCGGGATAATATGCAGCCTCCATGCCGTTTCGTAGGCTTCCCTCGTGCGTGCTTTCCTCTGCTGGCAGTGTTCATCCAGCATCCGGTCGCGGAGGTCAGACAGGCGTGGCGCTTCCCTTGCTGCCGTCCGTTCCTGCTTCGGATCTCGCCCATCCTTCGCTGCCCTCTTGAGGTCGCGTGCTCTTTCACGAGCTTCGTCAGGTAATAGCTCGGCGGTAGTGCCAATCGTGAGAAGGCGCTCAGTACCCGACGCTGTGCGAAAGCGAAGGATGAAAGACCGGCGACCAGTGGCGAGAACGCGAAGGCCAAAGCCTGGCAGCTCGCTGTCCCATGTGAAGCCGACCGGCGCGGAGTCGGCGAGACGTTTTGTGAGGCGTGGCATGTCATGGCTCCTGAGTGGTGAAGGGTTGGAGTTTGGCGAGAGCCTTCTCAGCCGTTCCGACTGCGTGCCAACAGGCGTCAGACATGGCACTTTCGTTCTCGTCTCGATTCCAATATTCGGCGATGTCGGTCAGAAATGTTTCGGCCTCCCTGATAGCCTCGCGCATGGCAAACTCCATGTAGGACTGCTCGTAAAAGCTATTGTGAAGGCGCTCAATTAAAGACGACGGCTCTTTAGCGTCCAACAAAGCGGATAGTTTATCTTCCAGCCAATGAGTTCCATAATCGCCAGTGTCGGCAATAGAGTGATTGCCCATAAATTCTTCAATGAAGTCTTCAGGATCACTGCTCATAAGAATGTTTAGAGCTTCGCGACGGCCTAGCATTCGTGCTTGTTGCCAGTCAGGAGAGGTTTCCAAGAGCGGCTCACGTGTCCGCATATTGTCCGCAGAATTGGCAGATTGTCCGCAAGTTCCGGCAGACTCGGGTGTGATGGTGTTTTCCATAGTGTTAGGTTTATCAGGTGGTTACAGGTTTTAGCAAGATCTAGCAAAGGTGGCCCCCCTAACTTTTAATCAGAAAGTCTCGGGTTCGAATCCCGACGGGCTCACCAACAATATCAAGGGGTTAGGCGGTTTCGGTGGGTGTGGCTGGCAGTGGCTTGTCCGCACATTGTCCGCACGCGTCGGCGTTTGGCGTAACCGAAAGTGCTGCTGAGATTAGACGGGCGCGGACGGCTTCAATGGCATCACATTGTAGGCCGAACATGGTTCCGCCTTTTCGGTATTCTATCTTCAAATCGTGGATATGTACCTGCTCCATCCTCTCCACCGCGTCTTGAAGCTGCTGATTTGCGGCTTCACTGATTGCTTGGATCTTATCAATCGCCTGCTCTCGGTATGCGTCAAGCTCGCGCTTCTCAACCAGCTCAATCAGCCGGTCACCGTCTTGGTAGGGGAATGTTCTCATGAGCGTCTGGCTTTGGCAGTTACCCTGGCTGAATCGAGACACGCACCACAGAGCGCCTTGCCGATGCGATCCTTGTTAATGCCTCCGCAGCACGTGCAGACGCCTTGAACAATCCGTTCCTGCCGGTATTTTCGAAGGTATGCCGAAAAGTCCTCGGTGATCTTCAGCGTCTTGTATGGTCCGCGCTTTGATGGCACTGGCTTCGTGATCTTGGTCGGATCAGCGCTTGTGAGCTTCGCACGCACGGCCTTGATTTTGTGCTCGTCGGTCATTTCACGAGACGTGATGATGCCGCGAAGGATCTGGACTAGTTTGGTGGGGTTCATAGAAAAGAGAGGCAGATGATAAGAAGGCCGATCAGGATGCCGCCAGCTATGGCGGAGAAGATCCTTTGAGTGGTTGCTTTGCGTGCGTCGCGCTGTGCAGCAAGCCTGAATTGACGAGGTGTGGTGTCGCGGCTCGTGTAGATTTTATGGCGTTGGTAGTTCATGTCGGTGGGTGTGTGATGGGTTATTGTGCGATGTAATAAGTGCGGCTGAAATAGCGCGTCGTGTCATGCAGTGGGCTGTCAATGACGTAGCCTGTGCCGAACTTGCCGTGATACTCGCGAACAATGCCGTCGGTCTTTCGGCTGACGTAGCCTTGTTTCTTAGCTGAGTGTGAGAGCCTGAGTTCGCCAGCGGCGTGCATGGCTTTGATTTCGGCGATGGATTTGGAGGTGAATGAGGTGGTGGCCATAGTGGTGAGGTGTTGTCTTGATGACCCTGAACCATTCCACATGATTGCATTCATGCAAGCGCCAAAATAGAATATTTTCAAAATAAAAAAAGCCCCAGTGATTTCTCACTGAGGCTTAATGTTTTAAGCGCGGTTGAATGTTCGCTTAGCTTCCCATTCTTCAACGCCATCGGCAGGGTAAAGGACGCGGCCACCGATCTTAACGTATCGCGGCCCTAGCTTCCGGCTCCTCCATGTCGCCAGAGTCACCAGCGTGATGCTGTTTTGCCAGCGGTCCACTAATGCCTGAGGCGTCATGAGCCTCGGCTCACTCGGTGAACGCATCTTCTCCCCCTTCCGTTGGTGTTTCTGCTGTTGTTAGCGCTGCCGTCGCGGCCTCAGTCATCTCTGACGTGTCACTCGCTGAGGCGATCTCGCGTTGCTTGTCGTAACCGGCTGCACTGGCTTTCAAAGCTGGAAGCTCGGCACCCAGTGCCTGACGTGCTTGTGGCGTGATGGCCTTCCAAGCGGCCTCCAGTGCCTTCATGCCCTGCTCACAGGTATTGGCGAGCATGGCGCGGCAGCGCTCTAAGTCTTTATTGACCGGCGTGCCTCCATCGATCCATGCGCGGACAGCTTCACCGTCCTGCACGCCGATGTAGTTATTGCCACGACCAAGGTAGGGGATCAGCGCGGCTGGGCATTTCATAACGTCCTGACGCTTCCCGCACTCGTCCATCATCAGGCTGGCGGTCATTTCAAACATGAAGTTCTTCTCCTGCACTGGCTGGATGCCCTGCGGGATGAAAACCGTCTTGCCCTGCCCGTCACGATCGATCTTGGTCTTTTCACGAGCGCGGACACAGACCACGATGTGCATGGAGCTTTGCAGGAGCACGTCCATGAATCGCTTGTGTTCGCGTTTTGCCTTGTTCCAGCGTCCAGGCTTACCAGGTGCAACGCCATCGTTCGCGATGTCATCACAGCCGCCGATGCCTTCCCACTCGTGAGTGACGGAATCAATGACGAGCACGTCAACGCCAGCCGCTTCGAATTGTTTGATAGCTTCAGCATAGCGAGCCGGTGAGAACGGTGCGCCCATGTCGGCAATGAGGAACTGCGCCTTGTTCGGCAGGATGTCCGCATACAAGCGCCCTCGCCGGTTCTCGGTGTCGAGAAAGCCAAGCTTGGCGGCGTTGCATTTGGCCAGCCCATAGCCGTACAGGATGGCTGAATATGTTTTGCCTGATCCGGAGACTCCAGCGAAGGCGGTGACGGTTTTTGCGCCTTCGCGCGATGCGGTTTCGATTTTGAGGAATGACATGATCTTTGTGTGTGGGTGTGGGGTTGGTTTAGTTGAGTTTCGTTTTCTGGCCTTCGATCCAAGTGGCGAACTTTGCCATTTGCTCTCGTATCAAATTCTGAATCTCAATGCCTGCATTGGTGCTCATTTCGGGCAATGTGAGTGAGCGGATGGCCTGAGCCAGTGCATCCAGCTTTTCACGATCAGGAGCGGCGGCTGCGGCTCGTGCGGCTGCTTCCTGCTCGGCCTTGGCTCGTGCTTCAGCTTCTTCCTTAGCTTTGAGTGCAGCCTGTGAGGCTTCGAATGCTTCGCGTACTTTTCGCTGCTGTGCGGCTGCGGCTTCACGTTCGGCTTTGGCTTTGGCCTCGATAGCCTCGCGTTCTGCTTTGGCCTTGGCTTCGATAGCCTCGCGTTCTGCTTTGGCCTTGGCTTCGATAGCCTCGCGTTCCTTCCGAGTCTCCTCGGCAATTCTGCGGGCCTCAGCTTGTGCGGCCTCACGCTCGGCTTTGGCTGCAATCTCAGCGGCCTCACGTTCAGCCTTGAGGCGCTCATTTTCTGCACGAATGCGCTCACGCTCGGCGGCGGCTTCGGCTTCGCGTTTGGCGCGTTCCTCGGCCTCCAGTCGCTCGCGTTCGATGCGCTCGGCCTCGGCTTTGCGTGCTACTTCCTGCCGTGCTGCAAATGCGAGCTTGTGGGTGTCCAGCAAGTCGGCAAACGTCGCGGCGTCCATCTCACCGAGCTGGTAGAGACTGACATCGGTGAACGGCCTGAGAGCTTCCTCGCGCAGTGCTTTCAGCTGTGCTTTCCGCTCTTCCTCGATGCGCTGGATGAACTGCTCTTGCTCTAGCAAGTGCTTCTCCAGAGGCTCCACGGCATAGGCCAGCATGTTGTAGATGCCGTCGATGGCTTTGCCTTTCTTGAGGCTGTCCTCTTTCAGCGCCTTGCGGGTCTTCTCCGCGTTGATGCGGATCTCACGGAGAGCCAAGCGGGTTTCACGCGCCAGCTTCATCTCACGGAACTGGTCGGGCCTCGTGATCTGGATACTGAGAGCCTTCTGGCGCCATTCATCAGCGGCGGTGAAATACTCCTCAAAGGCTGAGCGGAGAGATTGAGCCGTGTCAGGCGTCAGCCCCTCGTCCAGTTTCAGAACGAGGGGTTGAAGTTGACCGGCAGGCGGCAGGATTTCTAGGGTGGTGGTTTCCATAGTGTGGGTGTGGGTTGTTTGTGAGAATTAAGCAGCGAGAGCGACAGCGCGTTTCAAGCGGAGCCGGTTCTTTTTCGAGATGCGAATGCGCTTGATTAGCTGCCCTTTTTCGTCAATGCGGCGATATGAGAATGTAAAGCAGTCTTGTTTCGGCTGTCCTGGCGCTGTTTGAAAAACTCTGACAGCGTTTGGTGTTAGCCGGTAGCGGCGTCCGTCACTGGCGGTCACGGTGTAGCCTGCAAATTGTGAGGCGGAATTAACCAGCGGTGGAGCGACTAAGCGCGGGCGGATTGGTTGCGGGGTGGTGAGTGTATTATTCATGATGTCGGTTTTTCTATTGGGGTTTTTGTTTTCGGTTAAGCCGCTTTAGGCATGGCCCAAGCTGGCAAATTCAATTCAGCTGGCACGTCGCCCAGCCCTGGCCAGATTCCGGACGCCTCGCATTTAGCGAACATCTCAAGATCTTCACGGAGTTGTGAACGGCCAAAGTCGATCATGGACGGACTGGCAACGTAGGCTCGGCAGAGGTAAGGCGCTTCGGACTCTTGAGCGATGAAGATGAAAGCCTTTGGCTTCTCTCCGCTCACGGCCTCCCAGCCGTCGAGATACATCGCGGCTTGGCGATAGTATCCATAGTTATATGCAGCACGCTGGAAAGCTTCCTCGCTCGCGTCTTGGCATGTTTTAGGGTCGATTATCAGGCCATCGGCGCGGATGATGTCGGGCCTAGCTCGGCATTTCACGCCGGTTGCAGAGTCCTGCCAGAATAGACTAGCCTCGGTGTAGAGGCGTGCGTTCTCGATGGCGTTGCGGCAGGCCAAGTTTTTCATCATTGCCTCGCGCATTGCTTCGCATTTTGCGATTTCTTCGGCATCGACAATGATCTTGCCGCTGTTGTCGTGATTAAAAAGCTCCCACCAGTGAATGGCTTCGAGCGTTTCTAGGCTTGGTTTCTTGGCCTCACGCTGGATGCGGGTCGGGCGCTTCGGTGCGTCGGCTGGCACTGTGGCATAGAGCTTCGGCAGGAGTTCCGGCTCTAGGATGACGGTGTGGTAAAGACTGCCGAAGAGCAGCGCCGGTGATTTGGTTTCACTGGGGTTCTTCCGCTTCCAGTCGTAGTAGGCTGGAGCCTTGCGGAAGTCGTCAAGGCCGTGTTTCGAGACGGCCTCGTGGCGGTGGTAGATGCTGGCTTCAAGGTCACGAATGACCGATGGGTATGTTGTAGGGGTATTCATAGTGTGTCGCCTCGTGTTGAGGCTTCACAAGAAAAGCCATGCTTGCACATTTGCAAGCGAAAGCTTGCTATAAATTGCGCGTCTGTGCCGCGATTATATACGGCTGTCAGATTGAAACGGTTCAGGCACCTTCGCCAGACACGCGCATGGACCAGCCTGACGAATCAAGGCGGTGTTGCACCGTCTTCACAAGCCACTCTCCGTTCACTCCATCGCGGAATGCTGCCAGTGTGATCTTGCCACCGGCTACGATGTCGAGACGCCCAGGTAATGATAGATCAAGACTTCGGGTACTGCGAGCAATGCGCTTTGAGATCGTCTTAGCCTGTGCCTTTGCTTCAGGTTCACTGGATGCCACAACGGGTGGAGTGAAAGCGCTCTCAGTCGTTGCCAGCCAAGCAGAATCCTCGGAGAAACCCTTCAACGACGCGGCTTTTTCAATCTCCGCTTCGACTTCGTTTGTCTCGCCGGTCTGATAGTCGTGATACTTCACTTTGACAGCTTTGAAAGCCTGCCCCTTGCCACCGGCAGAGACGCGCCATGAGCTTACTTCGCTGCGTTGCAATATGACATTCAGAGCCGTTCCGCTCGTGCCAGTGCCCGCACCTTCAGCGGCGATAATCATGCGGCCATCGGCAAATTTCAGGAAGCCACCGTGACGCCTAACCAGTCGCAAGATTAAATTCGTGTCAGATTCATTGACCTGTTGCTCGTTGGTGATCGGCACAGACGCCAGAGCCGTATCAACGGACGCGGTGACTCCGAGGTTGCCAGCGATTGATTTAGCAATGTCGCCGAGGGTTGTGTCCTCCCACGATTTTGAGCGACGTGCGGCGATGCTGCCAGCCTGTGCAACGGGTGCCGATGAGCAGGAAACGGTGAGCCGGTCGGGTGGCCCTTCGATCTGTGTCGAGTCCACGGTAAAGCTGCCGACACGTTGCAGAGCGCGGTCGTAGCCAACTGCCAGCTCCACCTTTGCGCCTGAGTTCGGGATTGCTAAAAGGTTGTCTGAGTCTTGCAGCGTGATCGTTAGCCCGTCGCTGCTTTCTTCGACTGTGTCGCTCCATTCGATAATGCCAGCTCGAGCCGTGACATCGCCGGTGATGTCATTGCCAGAGACGGTGAGCTGATAAGATGGCGTCACGAGAATAGCTGAAGGCGTTTGGTTGGCTCCGGCGTCGGTGCGTCTGGCAAGATAAGTTCCAGCGCGGCAGGCAGTAACGGCCCGAACTCAGCCAGTCCACGGTTGGCTTCCAGCACGGACTCAAGCAGCCCGTTGTCCTGCCGTCCGTAGTAGCGTGAGACGACCTCGTCGAGCACGTCGTTTTCGCGGGTGGTGTAGGTTGCTGGCATCAGGTGAAAAGCTGTGGAATGCGTTTCAGCGCATTAACTGCGCCGGTCAAGCTAATGATCGTGTCGGCGTATTTCTTGAGGTTGACGGTGAAGGTCATTCGCCGTGGAGCGCCGTCAGAGAAATGAATGTCTTCGCTGTGCTCAACTCCTTCAAGTACCCA